GCGAGCGAAGCGCCAGTATGCAATTCCGCTGTTCGGTTCATCACTGCGCGCTGAAGTGCCATACCAGCTGGACCGCGCCCCATCTGTGGCATTGCTCCGGTCTGATAATACTTTTCCGCTGCTTGATCGAACGCTTCAGGCGACATCCCGAATTGCTTTGCCACATCGGCGGCAGGTTTTCCAGCACCAGTAGCAGCAGCAATGTTCAAGTTGAACTGCGGAACAATTTCTTTCTGTTTTTCATAAGCAGCTTTATACGCTGTATCGTCAGCACTGACAGGCTTGTTTAGTTTTTGATTCTGCACGATAGAACGATAACGCGCATCAGCTTCTTCCGCACTCGTAAAACCATACTTCTTCGCGAAATCCGCTTTCTGCTGCGCAAGCTGGCCTTCAGCTGTAGTTTTGTTCGTCTCAGCAGTAGTCTTTGCATCCGCCAACATCTGTGCGTGCATACCAATACCGGCTTCATCGAAATTAATCATATCGTCGGTGATCGGTTGATCGGTTTTAATCTTAGAAATATCAACGCCTTGCTTACTAAGTGAAGGTAATGCTTGAATCAACGCCGCTTGTCGTTGCTGAGGGTCTTTGATAGTGCGCGCGGATTCGAGCGCCTCATAGAGCGCTTTGTTCTTCGCTTGCTCGTTAGTTCGTACGGTCTCAGCCGCTGAAGCTAAGTCTTTCGTCGTCGTTGCGTACTGCATACGCATCTGATTGACAGTCGAAGGATTGACTTGCTTCCCAAGCGCTTCGTTGAAATATCCTTCCGTGTCGAAGCCCGTTACGTTGCCTTTATCATCTTTAGTAACGTGATTCGGAGCGAGTGAACGCAACGTCTGCTGATCTTGCAGTGCAAGTCCTCGCTGCTGATTCTCTTGCGATAGCGCTGTCTGATTGAGTTGCGCTGTCTGCTGCTGCGACTGCGAATTACGAATCTGCTGTAGCTGCGCATATTGCTGAAGCAATGACGGCTGTTGCTGCTGCCGTTCAGCGAGTTGCGCCGCTGCTGAAGGGAAACTAGCCATCAGTATCCCCCGCCTGTCGGATTGGACGGATCACCACTAGGACCACCAGGTGCTTGGCCGGGAGGATAAGATGGATTCAAAGCTTTCCACATCGCGTAATTGCTTAGTCCATTACCAAGAGAACTAGCTATTCCCGTGTAGCCGCTTGCTTGCTGATATGCAGCATTCTGAAGCGAATTTCCAATCTGTTGTCCGCCCGTTAGGGAAATGTTCGCAAAGTTTCCTGCCGCAGCTTGTCCTTGACTACCAAGCTGACCGGCGGCTGTCTGTCCAAGACCGGCAAGAGAAGCATAACGATTGAAAGTGTTAGCTTGACCTTGTTCGAACTGATTGTAGCTTTGCTGGTACTGCTGCATCGCGCGGTCGTAGACGTTCTGATAATTCTGCTCACCGAATTTCTGCCCGTACTGTTGAAGAGCTTCGCCCGTGTTACCAGTTAGACCATTCCCACTTGCAAGCGCAGAGTTCGTTAGCGCATCGCGGCCTTGCGAGAGCGCGAATTGATAGCCAGGCTCATTCTGCGCTTGCGCAAGTGTCGGTGCTGTGAATTGTCCCGTCCACGGCGCTAACGGTCCTTGCCCTTGTTGCGCTTGTCCCAAGAATCCGCCGAGAGCGTTGACAGCGCCTTGACCTTGTTGCAGCCAAGGAGCCATGTTGTTTTGCTGCGTCTGCCACTCTTGTTTCTGAAAATCAAGAGCGTTTTGCTGTGATTGATATTGAAGCTGCGCGGCGTTCCGCGATGCACCTGCTTGCATCGAACCGGCAACGCCGGAACCGATAGCGCCGATGAGCGCGCCGCCGCCGATCGCTACGGCAACAAAGGACATTCAGCCTCCTTTGCTGCGTCTTTAATCGCCTTCTCGAATTCCTCGAACGTATCGACGACTAGAAGTTTCTCCGCTTTAGCAGCGTCTATCGCATTGCAAGCGTGAATCGTCGTCCACACTGTCTCTTCGTGAGCATAACCAATACGCTTAATTCCAGGTTTTGAGATAAGCGTCGCGGGAGCTACGATTCGCTTGACTCCATGCTCCGTCAGGACGGAAATTTCTCCCTTCGAAATGATATTGATGTGCTCGAAGAGATGAATCTTGCCAGTCAGCAGCGTTCCTTTCGGAATCGTAATTTCGCGCGCATACAGTCCACGCGCGAAATAATGGACTGGCTCAATGACGATTTGTTCAGGAGACTCGCGCATCAAAGCTTCCATTTGCAGAACTTTATCGCGGTCACTAATAGGTGTAGGCGCAATGATAGCAGCCTTTTCAAATGGGTCGATGAACCGCTCTGCTAAAACGGTACTGGCGTGAACTTGATCCACTTCTTCACCGTCCCGTCATATACGTAAAGAAAACCGTTATTCACAGCCATCTGCCCGTGCTGTCCTGCTTGCCCGCTTGTTTGCGGCGCTACTTGATTCGCCGGCGTCTTGAGCTGCTGCGCCGAGATTTGTAAGTACTGCGACCATGCGAACGAAAGTTGTCCGTTCTTATCCGCTATCAGCGCTTCGACTGGCGCTCGAAACGGTGATTGCAGCGTTGTGAAGTTAGCAGCCATTACGCAACCTCCGCCATCTGATGCAGCAAGCGTTTCCGTGGTGATGGCTGCGTCTTTGGATTCACGTAAGCATCGATGAAACGCCACGGCACGGGGTCGCTGCAAGAAACTTTGAACGTCATGTCACGAGCACGTCCGAGACGACGAAATACAGCGCGTTGCAAGTACTGTCCTGCTTTGCCGCAATCCACTGTGCGCGTCGTTCCCCAAGTATGCCCGCCATCACGCGAGCAATTCAGCAAAAGCTGCGGTCCACGATCATTGCCAGCGCCGTCTTTAAGAGGCGGCTCTGGTCCCAGTCCTGTTTCGAGATAAATCTCAAGCGCGCTGTAGCGTTGCCATTGATGCTCGACGTTGATGTGCGGCGCTACACGCACACGATGAATCGGCGCGCCGTTATCGGTTACGAAGTTCCAACCGCCGCCCGCTTGTACTGGCGATGACATTTGATACGTTCTGCCGCTAGAGCGGTCTCCGACAAGATGCTTCCCGAAAGCGAACGTATGACAGATTGGCAGCGCTGCTTGAAACATCCCTGTCCGTGCGTTCCACGCGCCGCGCTTATGCCATTTGCTAGTGGAAACGTCGTAACCCCAAGTGACTTGCGCTGTCGGAAACGTTATCATCCAAAACGAATGACCGTTCTCTTGATACGCGAACGCTACTGCATCGGAAATCTTCGCGTATTTCTCCCACGCTGTCTCAACAGCGTGCGTCGAGATGCGCTGAAACGTAAAGCCGTTCGTGCGATATGCTGTCGCAGAACCTTGATCGTTGCGCTGCCCGATGAGAAAGATTGCATTATCGAGCTGCGTCATCGAAAGCGGCGCACCGCAGCCTTGCTCGATGATGCCGCTAGGCATTTTCTGAAGAGGGAATGGGAAAGCTCCTGCGTCGTAATCGACTTCCGTCTTTTTCGGTCCCGCGATCCACAAATACCCGTGATCTTCGATTATCCCGATGACGTTATCCGCGAATGTATTGATTGTCTTGATCGCGAGCGGCGGCCACGTTGTAGCGTCGAATGCGTTCGAAGAGTAAATCGTCTGCGAAGAAGCGACGAGCAGAAGAAAAAATCCATCGATGTAAGAGATTTGCGTCACAGTAGCGGGCTGCCACGGTCCTGCTACTGGCCCTGTAAACGTTCCAGCGACGATAGCAGGAAAGACTTGCGTCGCAAGCTGATAAGAATAAAGATTCCCTGCGCTGACAACAGCGAGCTGCTGCGGACATGCGGCGAAACTTACTTGACTGCCGTCATTACCAACATTGCCAAGCGGAACAGTATTCCCATTCGCAAGTTCTTCGAGCAACTGCGCGTCCACAACTTTGAACGTCCTGCCAGCGCTCGGCCCTGTCGTGATCGTGAAGTTTCCACGTACTTGATTTCCGCCAGGATTGTTGAACTGCGAAAGGCCGGGAGTTGAGTAAAGCGTCATCGCAGAAACACCCATATCGCTTTCGACACGCTCAGGAATCAAGTTGATGCATTCCTGTGCATCAGCGCTTACTGACTCCGAAGTATAAAATCCATCGCAAAAGCCAATTCGTGACAAATGAACTCCTAATTACTCAATCGTTAGTTTGTTTACTTATATAATTCCAGTCGCTACGCTTTCCGCTCGCATTTCCTCCCGGTATTCCAGCGTCTTTCGTACCCATCTGCGGTGAGCCTATATTCAGCGACGTAAAGCGCCGTAACGCAGCACGCTTCAGTTGTTCGAGTCCCTGAGTCCACGGCATATCGAAGTCGGGAGCAATCATTTCAGCGAGCGAATAGACAAACGTCATCAAGCCGCCTTGCGGAAGTACTACAGTGTCCGCAAGCTGATATTGTGCAAGCAGCGTTTGCAAGAGCAGTTCGAGCGGATACGCTACTGTCGGAACAACCCAAACAAACATCGAACCGTTCGGATAGTCAGGCTCGTAGTAGATGTCCGTTGGCGTAACGCTCGCAACGCCGGGGGCTTTCTTCGACGCCCACCACTTACCGCCATCTTGATGCACGCGCACTGTGAGACGGACTGTCGCTTGACCGATCCACGGAGGACCAGCGAGCGGATTCAGCAAGATGTTCGCATCGAGAATCTTGACAGGCCGCTGCAAGATTCCCGCTGCTTGATTGAAGTTCGCTGTCCCTCCCGGCCCGATCAAGTGCGGCTGAATGTTTGGTGTTAGCAGCCCAGTGAAAAACTTGTTCGCCCAAACGTACATCTTCGCAGCGTTCCATGAATCAATCAGGATATTAGCTTGCGCTTGAACATCGGCGGCTTCTTGCCCGTCTGGTATTTCTGTCGGGTCGATAGCGCCAATCTTCACCATCGCCATCTTACAGATGTCGAGCAGTTTCCATGCGCCAGTACCGCCAGGATTGAGATACGATCCTGACGGTATTGCGCCGCCACCTGCTGGAGGTAGAACCGGACCAGGCACTTTATTGCCTCCCTAAGCCGCTGCTGTTTCTTGCGACTTTTCCGATTCTTTCTGCTTCAATTCCGCGTCGAGTTCACGCTGTAAGCGCTTGATGTTCTCGTCGCGCGGAGTAGCGCCGCGTTGCAGCTTGTCGATGTGCTTCTGAGCGGGCTTCGCCGCCCAGCCCTTCTGCTTCATCAGCTCGGCAAGTTCTTCTTCATCTTCAACGCTTTTCATCGCGCCACTTTCGTGATAGAGCAGTTTCGGCCATGCGCCCGCAGACGGAATCTGCGCGAAGTGATCGGGATGCTTTGCGATGCACAGCGCTTTCAACTTCGCATCAGCCCATGATTCACCTTCATTGATCATGTGAACCATGATGCGTTCCATGTTCTCATCGATGCGCTTGTCTGCTTTCCCTGTCGCGTCTTGAAACGCTTCGGGGAATTGCTGCTTGCATTCTTTGACAGTGAGACGACGTTTCTTCGCCATAACTTCCTCCTATGCTAGTCCGTTCGCTGTAAAGCCTTGCCCGATAATCTGCCACGTGCCATTGTAGGCGCGTAACGTTACGCCGCCACCCTTGAATGCTGGAAACGTGATGACTGTTTTAACAGCAACCCCAGCAGCGATGATTGCCGCAGGGCAAGTGATCGTATGCGCGAAAAGCGTGTCGGAGAAAACGCTTATCACGACACCATCATCAATCCCGACGCGCGGCGCAGCGAGTGTCATCGCATTCGCTTGCCCAGTCTTGACGATGTAATTACCTCCGCCTTGCGGATTAATAACATCCGTAGTGCCGGAAAGCTCGATAGGACCAGCTTGAAACGAATCCGTGTCGATCAAATCCTGTTGCGCATCAGCAGAATAAGCTCCACCGGCGCTACGTGCTCCAATGCCGCGCGGACCTGCTACGATATTTGGCTGTCGTGGCGTTTGAATCTGAGTCATCTTCTTCTCCTAATCTAAAAAAAGGTGAGGGGCTGCCGGGAACAGCGCAGCCCCCGCGTTGAATTGTTTAGCGTGTCGGATACCACTTCGCGTCAGGACCATTCCAGTACCAACACTGCATGATTCCAACGACGGCAGTAGTTGCTGCGCCGATATTGTTCGTCGCCGTAGTCGTATAAGCGCCAGTAGGAATGATGCAAAACTCAGCCCCTGCTTGCGTGTTTGCTGTAGCCGCTCCATTTATTCCGATGTCTCCATTTCCGGCGAACGTAAACGACGTGATCGCGTTCGTCCCGGAAATTTTCGATACCGGACCTGGAATCGGCTGCGCTCCAGCAACGGAAGCTACTGTTGAAAACGAAGCACCTGTTGGTAGAAGTGGATTATTGAAGCTCGGTGTCCATACGAGCGACGTAGGATTGCAAATCCATTGCGCGCCAGTGCGGATGTTAACCCACGGTGAAACAACGACGTTATTCAAGATGCAAGGAACGTTCGAAATTGGCGATCCGCCAGGGCCGGAGGAACCTAACCCACCAGGGTCTTGCACGTAGAAGAAACGCGATTGACCGGCAAGCACCATTGCGCCCGTAGAGTGTGGCGTCGCTACCGTACCGTTAACGCCGCGAACGACAGTCAATGCCGTTCCATTTACGGCGGTTACGCGCATCTGCTCGCGGTCGATGAATAGATTCGTATTCCCTAATGGTTGCGAAGCAGTTACGCCGAGGTTGGGTGAAATGCCGATGATACCTGTCGCTGAAGAAACAGTAATCAGTGTCGGAGCGGGAGCATTACCAGTCGATCCTGGCCCGAGATATTGCCCAGCAATGGCGGCTGAAAGCGTCGTTTGTGTCAAAAAGTTCTGCTGCGCTGAAGCTGTCACGCACGACAACACGAGCAGAACCGCGAGAACTACAAGTTTGTTCAGTTTGTTTTTCATAATCGTCTAGCTCCTAAGCGCAGAGCACTCTCCCTGCACAGCTGTCGGCGTAGTACTGGCCGAAACCGATCAGCGTATCCCAGCTATTCGTCATCTTCTTTTCTGTCGGGGAATACATCCTGACGAAACGAACGGGAATCCCCGTCTTTTTGTCGCGTGCTTGCGAAGTCAACTCCGTCGCTTTCGGCGATTGTAGTTTCAGTCCCACCATCGCGTAAGCGTCTTTGTTGAGCCACAAGCCTTGCGCTCCAGCTTTTCCGCTTGGAGCTGCTGTACCGGGGAAGAGCGTCAAAGCAGCGCCAGCCGCAGGTGTTGAATCGACGTTCTGGTACTGCGAACCGGGGAGAAAAATGGCCGGGGAAATGTTCAGCACGTCAGCGCCGCCGCCAGCCGCGACGAGCGGAGATGTCACAGTGAACGTCTTGGGGACGGGAGAAACGAAGCGTCGCGTCATTGGGTTGACGATATTGACGTTCGCGATGCCGTAAACGTCGCCAACGTTGTAAACATCGCCAGCTGTTGTCGTGATCGTCAGTGTTGTGCCGCCAGCGCTTGCGGCTGTCAGCGTTGCGCCACCAGCAATAACGCCAGCCGTGTGACGGAAAAGAGACTCAGATTCATACCAGTCGAAGTTCCAAAGACGGCCAAGAGCGCCTTCCTTGTACTGTTCGCTGATTTCATCTGTCGGATTCAATAGCGCTTGAAGGACAGGGACAAGCGCCGTATAGACGCTCGAAGGCACGATCATCGCATTATCACTACCGCGAGTCGCACCAGCTAAGTTCTTGAGGCGCTGCCGCGCTTGCATGAACGTTGTCGCTGAATTCGGGTCGGTCCCGAGCACGCCAACGAAGTTGTTTGCGTTCTGATACGCGAAGAGCGCAGCGCGTGTGTCCATTTCTTGCGCGATTTGCTCCATTGCCGGCTTCAAGTATTGTTCCGAGATTTCTTCCTTCGAGCGTTCCATCAAAAGCGCTTGCTCGAAGTCATCGAACTCGAAGTCCACGCCGAAGATTTGATTGCACGCGACTGTCGTGTTGATGCGATTGATCGGCTGCGGAGAATAGCCGAGACCGTCACGAATCAAGAAGCGCTGCGGAAGTTTCTTGCGAATGACTTCACCGACAGGGAACTCGCGCTCGAACTCCTTGTTATCCATCGTGTTGAAATACTGGCAAACTTCAAGCATATTGATCAGGAGGCGGAGAGCTTCCTCGGCGACCCAATCGGGAAATACAAATTGGCCTTCTGCCATTGTCGTTTACTCTCACTATGCGGTGGCACACCGCTCAACTTCGCCTAGTTAGGTTTCTTTGCTCGTTTCTTACGATCCGCTTCATTCATGCGCGTGCGATACAGTTCGCCGCGCTCATCCTTGGACAAATCCTTGCGCCGCCAAGCGGCTTCGGGACTGCCGTCATCTTCGGGTGTTGAAGAGCCACCAGCCGCTTCGGAAAGAGGCTTGCCAGCTTTTGTTAACGGAGCTGCATCCTTCTTGATAGGCTCTTTCGTCTGCTTCGCAAGTTCAGCTTTGACGCCAGCTTCAAGCGCTACAAGCTTGCGAATCGCGCGCGTCACAGTTTTCGGGTCTTTCGCTTCAGCAATCAACTCGTCGAGCTTCGGATCAGTTCCGAGCACGTAAACGAGGTCAGTGAAAACTTCCGAGTCGTTCAAGAACATAAAGAATGCTGGCGCATGCTGCAATGTGCTTGCGAGCGTATCGACAGTTTTCTTCACGTCTATTCCATCAGCTTTTTCACCATATTTCGTTTTCAGCTCAGCTTGCCATGTCGCGATTGATTGCGCTTGCTGCTGCGCAGCTGTGCGAATCTGCGTCTGCTGATTGACGTAAGCTTCTTTGTCCGTCTCGTATTTGTCGAGCGCTGTCTCATACTTCTCGAACTCCATCGTTCCTGCTGCATCGCGGAATTGCGACATCAGCGGGCGTTTCGGCATTTCGAGAAGCTTCGGGCCACTATCGGCTTCGACTTTCTTCTCTTCCGGCTTGCGCTTCCCCGAGCGGAACTCTTCCAATTCCTTCTCAGCAGCTTCCCGTTTCTGCCGCTCAGCATCGCGTTCGCCTTCCAGCGCTCGAAAATTAAGTTCATTGTCGCGTTCTTTTTTGCCTGGCCCCGACCCAGACTTCTTCCCCCCAGCTTCGGAGGCGGGTTTGGACGCTGCCGAGGCGTCCGCTTCTGACGACGAAACTTTTGTTTCAAGCTCTTCGAGTAACGGCATCGTGCCGTCTTTGAGCCACGCAGTACGCTCAGCGTCGCTGAAGTGCTCAACTTCCTTGTGCTGTGGTGCTGCGTTGTTATTCGGTTCTTGCGTTGCCATTACTCGCTCCTTCTGCTTGTTGTTGCTGCGTAGCTAAAACCGCTTGCTTATCAGCCAACTCATGTTCATGGCCATGTTGCTCTTGCTGCATCGCGGCGTCATGAGCAGCCGCATGGGTTTCTTTCCAATACTCCATAAACATTTCAGTGCGCTCGCTAAGCTTTTGCATCTTAGTGCTAACTTCAGCGATGAGAACTTTTACGTCATTGTCCTCAGTGTGCATCTTAGTTTTGTATTCGTTATCGATGACTTTCCCAGCCTTCTCCAGCTTCAACTTCTCCAGCTCTTGCTGCATCTTGACGATAACTTCCTGCTGCTGCTGCGCTTGCTGAAGCGCTTGCTGAAGCTGCATGCCTTGCTGCTTCGTCGCGTCGGGAGGATCGAGCGTATCCGCCATCTCGTCGCCCAGCGGACCAAGCGCCGCGAGCCGGATGTTTAGCGCCAGTAGCTTCGCAGCCGCCCCAGGCGGCGCTATCGCCGCTATCTGCTGCAATTCGCTCATAACGTTTTGCAGTAAATCTTTCACTTCATCACGCTGGGAAGCACTGTCCTTGCCAGTCGCTACTGTAACGCCATGATCTCCCGTTGTAGCATCATAGTGCTGCTTTACGGCTTGGCCGTCCGGCCCCTTCTCCATGAATTCTTTGTCGTTGATTGTCAGCGTCTTGAACTCACCGTCAGCTTTCATGATAGCGATGTCGCGCTTCGTATCGTAAACGTATGGGAACCACGCATCGATGATGCGGCCAGCATGTTCGAGCGAGAAATTGAAGTTGTCGATGAAGTGAAACGTGCCGCGATCTTCGTTCGACTCGATTTCTTTCAGCGCAACACCGCTCTTTTCGTTTACGCGCTGCGCAGCTTCAGGGAGATTGCTTCCACCGCACGCAGTACGAATCGCACGCCGAGCGGCTTCTGCGAAAACTTCGTAGCTCTGAAAGTTTGGCTGGAATTGCGGGCGTGTAGGAAGCGGCAATAATTTGTTCGGATCGACTGGATCGACTACAGGATCGACTTGAATGAACGCACGAGGAATCTTGTTCAGATTCTCCCACGCTTCGCGGTCGGTCTCGAACTGTCCTGTATAGCCCATCGCCGGAGACTTCGGAGCCATGCCTGCTTCTTCTGCTTCGCTCGAACGAATATAGCAATACGCCATGTACGGATCACGAGCGAGGCGTACTAAACTCATCAGCCTTCTCTTTGCGCCGCTGCCCTCGTCGATCCACATCTCTTTGCCAGCGACTAAGACGAGCGGAATCCAGCGAATCGGAATCTCGTCGCTCTCTTCAAGAATTTCAAGCCCATTCGTCCAATACTGCTTAATACGCCGCGTCTCGATTGCCCTGTCGCGGCGAATGCGCTTCTTGTTCTGCTCGTTCGCAAGCCACTTCTCTTCACGTTTGCTTGCGTCCGTCGAATCTCCCGGCAATTCATCGCCATACAACGCAACGCGATCTTCCGAGTTCTTCAGCCCATCGAGAAGATATAGCTTCTTGCGCTTGATGATCGCTTTGTAGTACGCAGCGACACGCACGACAGCTTCAGCTTGCCAGCCGGGGGCAGTCGTTCCATAATCCCCATTCCATTCGATGTACTTCGCGTTCTTCCAGCGCCGCTTGAAGTCGCTGCGCTGCATGCGCTCTTCGACGAAACATTCCGTCATATCGCTTGCGTCTTGCTCTTTGTAAGCGGGATTCGGCAGTACGCTATTCGGATTCGCGATGCGATAGATATACAACTCTTGCTCAAAGAGTTTTTCTGGTGAGTCTTTCACTAATTCGTTGTACTGCTCTTCTGTCAAGCCGTCAGCGACGAGACGGCTATTTACGCCAAACCAGCCAAATGACCGCTCCGCAGCACCTTGAAACGCTGTAGTGAACGCGCTCTGCGCGCGTGAGTTGTACTGAATCTCGCGCATCTTATCTTCGCGCAGCTGCGCTGTTACGTCCGTAGCACCTGCTCCGCGAGGATTGATTTTGATTGCACGCTTATTCTGGCGCGGGTCGTTCACGAGCTGATTGATGTAGGGAGAAAGTTCATCCCACGTCATTACAGGGCGGTCATACTTATCACGGAACTCGCGTTCTTTCGCTTCCCAAGGATCGCCACCAACAGCTAGCATATCCTTGTCGCCTTCTTCGCGGACGGGCCGCCACGCTTCTTCGAACGTCGTGTAGTTCTCGCGAATCTCTTGCATGATCGTCGAAGTTGGATTTTGTTCAAGCATTTCGCACGACCGGAGAGCGAAGCGTAAAATCTTCTATTACTTTACCATTCTTTATACAACGATAATGATAAACTCGGTCAATCATTCCAATAGAATGGCACTCACTACGCCAGACTTGATAGCCTTTTAAGACATGCCATGAAAGAATTACGGATAACAAATTCACAGCGTCAAAGCCTCCGATTTGAAAGCCGATACCATACCCGTGAATGGCGAAGTTAAAATACATATCAGTAGTGATAACTATGCGTCTCCGAAGTCATATGCTGATTCCCTCGCCGCACGGACTGTTGACCGCGACCGCGCTTCATCGCCGCGCTGCCTTTTTTCTTATGCCCCATGCTCGGATTCGCGTGCAGCTCGCGTTTCATCTTAGCTTTCTGCGCTGAACTGAGCGGCGACCCGCTCGACAAGAGCTTTTTGACTTGCTTGCGCGTCCACGGCATCTCAGTTCACCCACAATCCAGCAAGTCTCGCAGGAAGATAATCGCCGCCAAGCTTCGGAAGATTGATAGCAACGACGCCAGTCTCGACATAATACTTTTCGCGCTTTTTACATACGATGCCAGCGCAACGGGAGACTATCTGTGTTCCGATAGCAGGAAGAAAGCCGACGCGATCTGAAGCTCGATAAATCTTCTTTGCTACGCGAGCCAGCACTGCCGTTTGATTCAGTGTCGCGTTCACGATGCTACTCCAGCGAAATTCTTCATCGCTTCCATCGTCGCGCGCTTTTCAAGACCGTGCGCGTAAGCTTGCATCATCGCGTCAAGCACCATGTTGCGAAGATGGTCGTGCTTGTTGACGCAGTTTTTGCACACCATCGCGTCTTGCAGAATCTTCTTGAAGCGGTAGCCGACTTTCTTGCCTTGCAGCGGAGGGCCGCTACACTCACTGCACTTCATCGGCAATTCCTCGCGCGGAATCCAACGCTTGCAGTCGAAACAGCGCCAGCGTGGTGCTTGTCCGCGCAGACGCTTCAACTCATGACGCCAGTGATGCTGCATCATCGCGAGGAATTCGGAAGGCTCTGAAGCGCTACTGGACATTTATTCTTCTTCCAGTTCTTTCGGCCCTTCGAGCTTTGCTACGCGCGGTTGAAGCGCAGCAATAATCTCTTCGAGCTTTGCAAGCCGCTGCTCGACTGTCTGCGGCGCTGCTGGCTCGACTCGATGCTGTACTCCGTGTGCGTGCTGAGATGCGTGTTCTGCGTCGCCTTTACTCATGATTGTTTCTCCTTTTTCGATTCGAATTCATCACAGCAATATTCATCTATCGCTGCGGGAATATCATTGTTTCCCTTCCAACGTATAAAAATGTTGTTCCCGCACTTTTGTTCAGCTCTGACGTACTCGCACTTCGCACAGTCACTGCCGCCTTCAGGGACGCGCATCCCAAGCTTGTGGCCTGCTCCGTGCGTGATTGTGACGCCCGCTTGCTTTTTTGTTTTCGCTTCAGCGCCATACGAAGCCACACGCTCAGTCCTCTTCCTTCGCTTCACCGCTCCCCGGCGACGCAACTCCACCCTTCGCACGTCCCGGCATTTTAATCCCGAAATGCTGCTCGATATGCGCTGCGAGTTTGTGCCCATCGTCAGCGCCAAACGCATGTGTCTCCGGTTTATGCTCGTAGTGCGTGAAACGGTGTTCCAAGACGACGCCGCCATTCTCAGCTTCGCGCATCTCAGCGTGGTCAAGTTCTTTCGGCATCTTACGCGGACGCGGTTCGATTGCCGAGGCTGTTTCTTTCATTGCACCGTGCGAAGCCATTACTTACCTCCAAAACTAAAGTACAAAAAACCGATACGAAACTTCCCATGCCCGTAACGCATAAAGAACTTCGTCCTCGCGTCCCACGGTACGCGCCAAACTCTCATCGTCCCAACACTCGATTCGCTTTCGCCCTGATACGCGCGGCGCTTGAAGCTGACAGTTTTCCGCGTTTCACCATCTGCGTTGCGCGAGCTTTGGCGTTTGCAGCATGCGAGCGGTCAGGCATTGGATACTTACGCGAGCTTGGCAAACCAAACTTACTTGACGAGAGAGCGTTGCGGCGCGCGGCTTTGAGTTTAACCATATCCCTATCCCCACTTTATCCCACGCGAGATCGTCGAAGGCTGCGCTTTGACTCGCGGCTTCTGTTCTTCCCGTATCGACACTGCAAGCGTGCGGAAAGCGTCGGCGTCATGTGACGCCCAATCGTGAAGCGGCTTGCGGCTCCACGTCCTTAAATCCTTGTCATACTCGTACTGATAGCAGCGCAAACCACGAAGCCCGACAATCTGCTTTGTCGAAGGCACTACATAGTTACAGCGCTCACTATCGAAATAGCATTTCGGGAAGATCGCACGTACCGCCGCAATACCATCCTCGACACTCAGTTGCTTCGCGCAGCGTACACGGTCTTTACCAAACACGCCTTGCAGCTGCTCTTCAATGCTTCTTCCGCTTCCAAGCTCTCGCGCAGCACCGTCCCAAGGCAATGTATGCACTCCGTAATGATATTCGCGCTCTTGAAGCTGCTTGACATAAAATGCAAGCGACTCCAGTTCGCCGGCAACGTAATCAACAATTCGATATTCCATCGGAAACGATTGCGCGAACCAAATACGCGTATGTGCCGGGCCGATATCCCAGAACGTATTGACTGGCTTTGTTGGATCATAAGGAACACGGCCTGTCAGTCGGCCATCGATCTCCGCGCGCTGAAGTTCTTTCTTGTAGATAGCGCCTTCAACTGTCGAGCGGCATGTTCCTTCGTAGACGTGTTCGCACTCATCCGGATCGCGACGCAATAAATCTTCGCGCTCTTTGCGCAGTACGTCAGGGAAGAATGGATTGTCGTGCCAGTTGATAAACGTAACTTGCGAACCTTGCGGGCGATTCTGCTCAATCGCGAACATCTTATAAATCTCATCATCTTCAAACTCGGGGTTGAAGTCGAACCATAACTCACTGCCATACTTCTTATCACCGATCACAAGGTCGCGGCGCAGCGTCGGGAACACTACATTCAGCGAACGCTTGCTCATCGCTTCGCTCTGTGAACCCCAAGCAAGATGCACGCCTTCGTATGACTTCAAGTTATCGACGCTCTGCCGCACGCCAGCAAAGAAGAACTCCGTGCCATTCAAGCCGATGATATTCTTCTGCTGAATACGGTAGAACTCACCGAGATGCATCAGCCTAATTTGGTCAGTGAGTAACTGATGCACAGACTCTTCGATACTTCGCATCGTCTCGCGATAGCACAGTACGCGCACGCCGTCATTACCGTACTGCTTCGACCAGCCAGGCCAAAGAAGATCAGGCTGCTTGCCGATAAGCAATAAAGCGCGCGCGATAGACCATGACTTCGCAGAGCCACGACCACCGTACGCGACTTTATAGCGCGACGGAGTAAAAAGGAATTTCAGCTTAGGCGGGAACCAAACATCAACGTTCATCGGCTGACGGCTTTCCATCTCCAAAACGAATCGTGTGCTCGATTGGTCCGCCATCTTCACCGGTAATTTCATGTTGCTGCTTGATCGGACCGTCGGTGCGGTCAGCAAGTTCACGAAGATGAGCGATACTGCCACGCTTCGCTTGAGCAAACGCAGCTTTGATTGCATTTGGAACATCTTCTGGATGTTTATCAATCCACTCTTCAATAGCGTCAAGAAATGGC